TAAAAAACAAATGATTTACCGGACCGATGAATGGGTTAAATTTGAGGACGAGGTATTAACAGAGGTTAAACGAATTGATAAAAACAGAAAAGGTCAAGAACTTAAATGGGATTTGATTTGAAAAAAGTGGGGTTATAACCCCACTTTTTTGTTGTTAAATTATTTATTTTGCATTATATTTGTGGTATGGGAGATTTATCATATTTTGGAGAAAACATTATTGGTTCTGAGATCATTAAGATCGCACAGAAACTAAAAGAGATTTCAAAGACAAGAAAAATTTATAATTACACCATTGGTGATTTTGATTCGGAGGTTCATTCCATTCCGAAACAATTGGAAGAACTGATCGGATCATATTACTTAATGAAAAAAACCAACTACCCCTTGGGTAAGGGTGAAGTGAGTTTAAGAGATGAAATATCGTTGTATTTGAAAAGAGAACACGGTATTGATTTTTCGTCTGAAGAGGTTCTAATCGGTGCAGGGGCACGTCCTTTGATCTACTTGTTATATAAAACAATTTTGGATCCGAATGATAAGGTGGTAATTCCTGTTCCCTCTTGGAATAATAATCACTATTCAACGTTACATAATACAAATGCGTGTTATATTGAAACAAAACCTGAGAATGACTTTTTTCCGACATTTGAGGATATTGAACGTGAGATATCTGATGCTAGGTTAATTTGTTTATGTTCACCACAAAATCCGACAGGTAAGGTAATGTCACCTGACTTATTAAAAAAGATTTGTCAATTGGTTGTTGATGAAAACAAACGTAGAGGTGATGGAAGAAAAGTTTATTTATTCTTTGATCAGATTTATTCTGAATTATCTCAGGTAGGTTTCTTCGGTCCAACACAATTGGTTCCCGAATGTAAAAAATATGTCATTCATATTGACGGAATATCAAAATCATTATGTGCAACCGGTGTTAGGGTTGGATGGATGTTTGCCGATGAACACGTAATCAAAAAAGCAACGGAGATCTTTTCACATATTGGAGCGTGGGCACCAAAACCAGAACAACTCGCCGTTGCTCAATATTTGAAAAACTATGTTGAGTATCAATCGTTTCTCACCAAGAAAAAACAACAATTCGGTGACGTGTTTGATAAATTTACAGAATTTTTATCTTACTTAAAATTACAAAATTTTAGCATTGATTATTTGAACCCCGATGGTGCAATCTACATATCAATTTATCTTCAAAAGTCCTTGGAGTTTGATACCACAGAGAGATTTTTAGATTTTATTATTGATAACTATGGAATTGGTTTGGTTCCATTTGAATACTTCGGAAGTAAGGAAAATAAAGGGTGGTTCAGATTATCCATCGGTACTTTAGATATCCAAGAAATTGATGATCATTTTTATAATTTTGAATCAATGGTCCGATTTTTGGAAAGTTTGTAACAATCAAGATAATTATTGATATATTTTTAATGATATGCCAAAGGTAGATTTTAGAATGTTGGATTTAGAAAATGAAGATTTGAATCCTAATAGCAAAAACTTAAAGGTTTTTGAAAAAAAAGAAAAATTCAATAATAAAAAGGGGGGTACAAATGAAAGAAAAGAAGACGGATCCAAACGAGATTCACGAAGAGAGTGATTTCGGAGATTTAATTATGTTTTGAGTATATTTATATATTAAAACGTGCTCAAAAAATGGAAGGATTGTTAGAGATTATTAAAGTTGTACTTACGTCCGTTACTTCTGTAATTGTTGCCTTGATCGCTGGAGGATATTTTAGAAAATATCAAGATAAACAGAAAGATAAACGATCAAGATCAAGATTGGTTGAACAAATTCAAAAAGATGAATTGGTTCATTTTTCGCTTCGTGAAATGAGAAGAAAATATAATTGTGATAGGTTGTATATTATGCAATATCATAATGGTGGAAACTTCTATACCGAATCACCAATGCAAAAAGCATCAATTACGTATGAAAGATGTTCTGACGGTTTGGAAAGAATCGCAGATAAATATCAAAATGTCCTTATCAGTAATTTCGCATGGTATCATAATAATTTATTAAAAGATGATTGTTACTTCATTGATGTTAATTTAATTGATGATATTACAATGCGTTCTTGGATAAAATCTTTCGGGACCCACGCACATATAGGAATACCTGTTTATGATAACCAAAAACATTTGGTAGCTAACATCGGATTAGATTGGGTGTTTTCAGATATTCCTGAAATCTATTTGGAGAATAATCAGTTTTCACAAACTATCGTTTCCGAGTTAAAAAGAGATATTGAGTCAATTAAACAATACATCTAATGAATTTTAAGATAACAAATCCTGTTCAAGGAACTGTGCAGAAACCATCTTCCGGTAGATCTTTTGGTGCTAAAAGACCAGGTCATAAACATGAAGGGATTGATATTGCAGTTCCATCGGGAACACAAGTTTTATCTGCTGCGGACGGTGAAGTTGTTAATTCCGAATACCAAGATAAAAAAAATTGTGGAGGTTTTGTTAGGATTAAACATACACAAGACGGTAATAAGTTTTATACAAAATATTGTCACTTAAAGGATATTAAAGTGCAAAAAGGAAAGATGGTGAAGGCGGGTGAGGTTATAGGTATTAGTGGTGGGGGTAAAAATGATCCACATAGGGGATCATCAACAGGTGCTCATTTACATTTTGAAATTGAAGATGTTGCGGGTAACCCATACGACCCTTATTTATATTTGAATAAAGGTAATGCACTACCCACAATTGACACACCGAAAGAATCACCGATTGATATGGATATGATAACAGATTTAATTGATCCAAAGGAATTATCTAAATCCTTGAACCCTTTTAATTCTTTGGGGATATATGGAGGATTATTTGGTAAATAAAAAAACGTCAGAGTTCATCTGACGTTTTTCATTTGGTGGAGGCGGTGGGATTCGCATAACTCATTAAGTTTCCTTAATGTTTGGACTATATCATCATCTCATTGAGATGTCGGACGCTCAAGTCGGTATTACGTTACAAGCGTGTAACCCCCGATAGTCTCTGCACCTTCCTATTCCTATTAGGCTTGGCTCAGGATTGTCATATTCTCACGAATTTAGAGTCCCCTGAATTCATCCGATTTTTAATCTCATATCACTACGAGATGGGTCCGAAATTAAACCCACGTCCTGTTTAGACAAACCAATAACATACTACACTTATAGGTCAATGTTGGTTCTCAACATTCCGAAATATTCCATTTTCATTTTCCATATAAACGGGTAAAAGTGGTGGTTGATTTTTAGAGTATCAACCTAAACTACAACTACGGACTTCTGTTCCAAGGTTATTTGTCCTGACCGACCCGGTGTAGAATAACCAATTAGGCTACTGCTACTTCAGAACCTTTAAGAAGACCTAAAGTTTCCATGTTTGCGAATACGTCGCCAGCTATTGTTTTGAATCAGTTTTACAAGGTTAATTCAGCCTCGAAGTGCATTTACCGCCTTATTCTACCAGTCGATTCCATGTCGCCCCCATAATTTCAAAGAACTAATACAAAGATAAATATCTATTCTCACATTTACAAGTATTTATTAATTATGAGTAAGAAAATTATTTTAGAGAGTAAAAAAGATAGATCAATGCGTAGCATTATCAAAAAATATCCTAATCTAATTAACATGGTTAGTAAAATATTTGAGTTTGACACACCTGACAGTAAATACGCTCAATGGATTGAGAAAAACTTAAACAACGATATTGAATTTTATGGTGGTGATTATTTATCATCTTCACAGATTGATTTAATTACGGAATGGTATCGTAATTTACCATATTTTGAACGAAATTATAATAGACTAACACCTGAGTTAGTTAGTAAAATACACGATAATTATCCATTATCTGATATAGATAAGGCAATTGAAAATCCTAAAGACATTTTTAGTTACACATCAAACGATTTATTTAGGATAAGGAATTTTTTGGAAAAAAATAAGAGTAAATCTGAATTAGAGAAAGAAATAAAGAAAGACGCTAAGAAGATTTATGAAGATGAAAATATATTAGTAGTTCAGCCTATGACCTTGAAATCTTCTTGTTATTATGGTGCTGAAACTAGATGGTGTACAACTAGCACATCTTCCGATGAGTTTGATAGACACTTCAAAAATGGTAATTTATATTACTTCATTAAAAAAGGTGAGCCTGATGGAAAATGGGCATTATTTGTATCAAATGATGGTTCCGAAACTGAAGTATTTGATTCTAAAAACAACAAGAGTAGTGTTAAAACATTGGAAAAAGAATTTCCTGAATTAATGGAAGTTATTGGAAAATTGTCAAAAAATTCTCAAGATTATATTAATTTGTCAATGTATTTAATTACCGGAAACCAATACCTTTTAGATCGTAACACTAATAATTTAAGTCAGTTAGGTATGTGGTACCCTGTTGTTGAAGTGAAATTAGATTTGGATGAAATTATGAAGGTATTTGGTATTGAGGATGATTATGAACAAAGGTCAATTCAACAAGTTTATCACTCATATTCTTCATATGAGCATACAGATGGTTGGTATGATTTTAGGGACGGATACGTTTTTAGGCATTTTAATGAATCAAATATGGAACTCTTGAAAAAGATTGCTTCATATATTAAACCTGAGATATTAATACCGGATATTAATGAATGGATTAGCACTAAAGAAATGAATGAATTTATAGATAAATTAAACGATCTATATGAGAGGGATGTTGATTATATTATTAGTGAATACACAACATTAAATGATCAATCATTTGAAGAAGGTGCCAGAGAACAGATCAACTCTTCCATCATTAAAGAAATGGAAAATTTGGGGTTTGAATATGTTGAAGACAATAATAGAAGATCTGATGTTTGGAAATTTAGTATTATGGGAACTACGTTAGCGACTTTATTTTTAACATCGGATGCTGAAAATTTGTCAGTAATTGAACTGTTAAGTAAAAAATTGGACGGAGAATTAGATTTTAGTGAGGATTATATCTACGAGTATCAGGGTGATTTTGATTCTGATGGTTTTAATAATTACATTGAATCACATTTAGAAAATATATTAGAAAAAATAGAAGAAGATAATAGTCCTGAAGCGTTAGAGTTTATTGAGTTTTTGAGAAAAAATAACTATAAAGTTAAGGGAACATATAAAATCCCAAGAAGTGATAAATACTCTTTCCGAATTCTTGAAATTGATCCGGAAGATGGGACTGTAACGTTTGATATGATTAGAGATTCAGATAACGAGAGAAAAAGAATGGCACCTACCTTCCGAGGGTTTATTGACTTTATATATAATCCGACATTATTTGATGAATTTGAAGAATAAGTTTGGATGTTGAAAACTTTTGCACTATCTTTGTGCAAAACAAATTTATATGAACAATTTAGAGTTATTAAAATCTTTGCTATCCGTTCCGAGTCATTATCGTGAAGAGGGTGAGATGGTAAAGTTTATCGTCAATTGGTTAAACGAAAACAATATTCCATTTTATGTGGATGAGTTGTTTAATATCTATGCAACCAAGACGAGTGAAGGTTATGAAGACAAACCATACCCTTGTGTTGTTGCACACACCGATACTGTACACGCAATCCGACCAATATTTGTAAATGAGGAAATGCTATTTGATGCCGATGAAACCAGAAAATTCGCATTAAAAGGATATACCGACGAAACATTAACCACACCAACCGGTATTGGTGGTGATGATAAATGTGGTATTTTTGGGTGTATGCAAATGTTGTTAAATGAACCCCACGTAAAAGCGGCGTTTTTTGTAACTGAAGAAATTGGATGTATTGGATCGAGAAATGCGGATCCAATCTTTTTTGAGGATGTTGCCTACGCCATTCAGTTTGATGGTCCTGAGAATTGGATGATCACTGAGGTTTGTTCAGGTATTCGTTTATTTGATCGTGAATCTGAATTCTTTGAGATTATGGATCGTGTGTTGGAAAAGAACTTTACCTATTACCAATATATGGTTCATCCTTATACCGATGTATCACAGTTAAAACTTAAATTTGATTTTGCTTGTGTTAATATCGCTGCGGGGTATTATGATTACCACACCCCACACGAGTATGTTGTGGTTGAGGACTTACAACGTTCCATCCACACAGCGTCAGAGATGATCCGAGAATTAGGTTATCGTAAGCACGAGTATAAAGTGGATAAACCAAAATATTCATATCCATTCTAACAAAAAAAGGGGGTTAAAAACCCCCTTTTTTATTTACCGACTTTTCGTTATTGATACCTTATCATCTTTAATGGTGAGTTTGTATTTGGAGTTCTCTTTTACGGAACCTTTCAATACCTCTTCGGAGATTAGATCTTCAATCTCATCTTGGATTGCTCGTTTGAGAGGACGTGCCCCATACTGTTCATCGTATCCAACCTTTGAGATGTGTTCAACGATTGATTGATCGTAGGTAAATTTGTATTTCATCTCTGAAAGACGGTCGATCAATTTTTTCATCTCAACATCCACAATCTTAACGATATCCTCGTGGTTTAATGAATTAAACACAACCATCTCATCAACTCGGTTTAGGAACTCGGGTGAGAAGAAGTTTTTCAATTCTTTGGTGATGATGTCCTTTTTTCTCTCATCAATCATTGACTTACTTGTGGTGGAGAAACCGATACCCGTTCCGAACTCTTGTACCTTCTTAGCACCGAGATTGGTTGTCATAATAATCAAGGTATTTTTGAAGTTAATCTTTCTACCGAGACTATCAGTTAAGTGTCCTTCATCTAACATTTGAAGTAGGGTGTTGAAGATTTCCTTGTTTGCCTTCTCAACCTCATCAAATAGGATAACAGAATATGGTTTGTTTTTTACTTGTTCGGTTAACTGACCACCTTCATCGTGACCAACATATCCGGGAGGAGAACCAATCAATTTTGAGATGGTGTGTTTTTCTTGGTATTCTGACATATCAACACGGATTAGTGCGTCGGGAGATCCGAACACTTGTCTTGCTAATTGTTTTGCCAAATGAGTTTTACCAACACCGGTGGAACCCAAGAAAATGAATGATCCGATCGGTCTGTTTGGGTCCTTAATACCTAAACGGTTTCTTCTAATCGCTTTTGCAATTTTGGTAACCGCTTCAGATTGTCCGATAACCGATTGTGATAAATCTGTTTCCAAACTCAACAATGAATTTTTATCATCCAAGTTAAGTTTATTCACAGGAATTTTTGTCATATTGGATACAACCTCTAACACAAGTTCAGGGATAATTACTTTCTTGTGAAGATTCATCTCACCCTCAAACTTCTTCTTCTCTTCTTCCAATTTGGAAATTACTTTCCGCTCTCGGTCTCTAAGTTCTGCCGCTTGTTCATAATCCTGTTGTTTAACAACATTCTGTTTCAAACGTTTGATCTCAGCTGCTTGTTCTTTGAGTTTTTCAATTGCTTCAGGCATCTTAATCTCAATCTGACTTTTGGCACCAACTTCATCAAGAATGTCAAATGCTTTGTCGGGGAATTCTCGATCTGTAATGTAACGATCCGCAAGATTAACACATAGGTTTAAGATTTCATCTGAATAAATTACCTTGTGGTAATCTTCATATTTGTCTTTGGATTGTTTTAAGATCTCTAAGGTTTGGTCTTTGTTTGGTGCATCAACCACAATTTTTTGGAATCGTCTTTCTAATGCGCCGTCCTTCTCAAAGTTTGTTCGGTATTCGTCCAATGTGGTGGCACCAATACATTGTAATTCACCACGAGCAAGTGCGGGTTTGAAGATGTTGGATGCGTCCATAGATCCTGATGAATTACCTGCACCTACTAAGGTGTGAATCTCATCAATGAACACAACAATGTTCTTGTTGTTGGTGATCTCTTCCAAGATAACCTTCAATCGTTCCTCAAATTGTCCTCGGTATTTTGTTCCTGCAACAATAGAGGTAAGGTCCAAAAGTACAATCCGCTTATCCAATAAACTTCTTGGACATTCCCCTTTGAAAATCTTCATAGCAAGACCTTCAACAATTGCGGTTTTACCACAACCAGGTTCACCGATGATGATTGGGTTGTTCTTCTTTCTTCTTGAAAGGATTTGGGCAATTCGGTCAATCTCTTGTTCTCGACCAATTACCGGATCCAATTTTCCTTCTGACGCAAGTTTCATCAAATCTTTACTAAAATTATCCAAAACAGGTGTGTCTGAAGTGGATGCTTGTTTCAATTTGGATTTTCCTTGTCCGTCGTTTTCATCAAAATGTTCTGTCATATAAAAGAATTTTTTACAAAGATAAACCAACAATTCCATTTATCCAACACTTGGTGTATTTATTTTTATGAAGCAAAAAAATTATAACAGGGAAGAAAAATTTAAACGAACTTGGAAAAAATTGTTATTAACAGCTTCAATATATGGTTTTGATATTGATATTAATGATGCTATGGCATATCTTGAATACAAATATAATAGATTAAAAAATGGCGATAAAGAAACAAATAATTGAAGGAACAAGAATTCTATATGAGATAGAATCTTCAAACATTACCAAAGCAGACTACGATACTGCAACACAAGAATTAATTGTTGAGTTTAAGAACGGAACAAAATACAAATACGAAGGAGTTCCACACGCATCAATGGCAAGATTCAAACTATCAGAATCCCAAGGAAAATATTTTAATTCCGAGATTGCAAAACAATACAAATACACAAAGATCTAATGATGATATATTTATCATTATGGATAATACAAATATAGCAAAATCGTTCCAACCACAAAAAGAACTTAATCCTAAAATTTGGGAAGAGGTTGATGGTGAATATAAAATGAACCCTAATGTAAGAAAGGGTTTGTTAAAGGTGGCTAGTTCCTTTTACGATACTATTAAAGTGGAATTTTTAATGGATGATGTTATTTTGACAGGATCATTAGCCAATTACAATTGGAGTCAATATTCGGATTTTGATCTACACCTACTAGTTGATTTTGATCAATTCAAAAAATCAGAACATGAAGTATTAAAAAACTTATTTGATTCTAAAAAATTATTATATAATCTAAAACACACAATTAAAATTAAAAACTATCCTGTTGAGGTTTATGTTCAAGATATTGATGAGAACCATACATCGGGTGGTGTTTATTCGTTAATGTATGATAAATGGTTAGTGGAACCACAATCATTAGATGTTAAGGTAGATGAAACCGAAATTATTTCAAAATCAAAACATTGGATGGACAAAATTGATACGTTGGAGAAAAATGTTAAAACATTAAGTTTAGAAAAAGGAAAAGAATTAATTTCAAAGTTGAAAGATCAACTTAAGAATTATAGAAAATCTGGTCTTGAAAAGGATGAAATGTCCTTAGAAAATTTGGTTTATAAGTTTTTAAGAAGACGAGGATATTTAGAGAAGTTGATAGATTTACCAAACGAATTAGAGACCAAAAAGTTGTCAGTTGAAAAAGAAATGATAGAAAGTAAAGAATAATTAAAATTTTATTCATTTACATACTATTTATTTATAAAAAATAGTTATGGCATCAATCACAGCTTCTACCTACCCAAACGGTACCTTGTATGATACCGGTGTTTGGAGTGGATCTACCTCGGCAAATGTTATTGCTGGTGGAACACCTAGACCTATTTACATAAATGCTAACGGTGATTCTGTAACACAAGGTAATGCGGTGTTAATAGGTAGCGGTAACGGACTAAATAGTTAATTAAATATTATAATAATATGAGCAAATTAAAACCAATCGGTAGTGAAAAATTACAAGGTATGGAAAAAATCCACAGAATGTTGGAGATTGCAAAATACAATGAAAACATTCCACAACCTGTAAATGAGACTTCAAAAGATACATTTTCTTTTAAATCTGTTGATGGTGTTAAATATGATATCGTTAAAGAAAAATTAGGATACGTTATTAAACAAGAAATCAATGAATCAGTTGATTATCTAGAACCAATGAAAAACAGAACATATTTCCGTTCTTATTCTCAAGCAATGAAAAAACTTAATTTAATTATTAAGGAAAGTAATAGACTTGCGGGTTTTGATGGTGAAACACCACTATTAGGAGAACAGAAAAAGTTTGTTTTGAAGACACCAAAACCTAAGTTGGAATTACCCGCCGAATTACCTGCGGAGTCAATACCACCATCAGAACCTATGCCGGTTGAAGATATGCCACTACCCGAGCCTGAAATGGGAGATGAAATGATGCCAGAACCTGAAATGGGAGATGATATGATGTCTGATATGGGTGATGAAATGATGCCAGAACCTGAAATGGATGGTGAAGAAGTATCTTACAGACAAATCCAAAAGTTGGTTGGTAAATTAGGACAAAAATTAAGAACATTAGAGTCATCAGAACCATTAGATTCACAACAAATGAAATACGTTCTAAACTCAATTATCTCAGCATTAGATTTATCTAAATTAGATGAAGATGATAGAGAAGATATTATGTCAAAATTTGAGGGTATTGAAAGTGACATGGATATGGGTATGGATGGTGATTCTGAGTTGGATTTAGGTGGTGAAGAAATGGATAATGGATTAGATATGGAAGAACCAACCGAAACTTATGGAATTGATAGAGTATTGGATGAGTTATTTTCGGAATCAACAGTTGATAAGGTATTAACAAAATATTTCAAAGAAGGTAAAATTGATAAGACCTTGAAAAAGAATAAGATGATTAGGGAAAACCACATCAAAAAAAATAAAATGAATGAAATTTTACGACTTTCTGAAACTTATGAGCAAGAATTCACTGCTAAGAAATTTGCCGCAGAAAATCCTAATTATAGGTTCATTGGTAAAACCAATAAAGGAAGTTTGGTATTTGAATCAAATACTGAAAGTTATAAAGTAACAACTAAGGGTGTAATTTCATGAGTCATTTGATCTATGTGAATGGACTAGGGTCTAATTACAAGGGTGATAAAATGTATGAATTTATATTCAGTGAAACATATGATGTTTGGGGTGAAGGTTGGGATGATAGACCGGCTAACGGGACACCATCACCACCTGATCTACAAAACATAAAAAAAGTAGGAGTTCTGAAAAATACACAAGTTGACTTGGAGTTAGTTCAGAACTCTTTGTTTTTTAGTGTGTCCGATGCAATGGAAGACATTATATGTTTGGCGTATGAAACAGATGAATCTTGTGAGGATAATTCTCGTTTGGTTTTCAGGTTTGGAGAAGATGAAAAAGAAATAAAAGATAAACTATATGAAAGGGACTTGGTCCTTGAATTTGAAAAAGAAATAATCTATGAATAAGAAAATTATTGATTTGATGAGAAACGGATTTTCATTTAAGACGTTAAATAGTCTTAATGAATCTAAATTAAATCTTTTACATAAAAAAATGATAAAAGGTGGTATCAATGAAGCGGTAACAATGGTTAAAGGTTCAAACAAACCTGAGATTGAAAATCTCAAAAGACAAGGTCTTACGTTTCAAGTATATGAAGAGGACGAAGAGGATTCTATGGATTTTGAAAAAGGTGAAAGAACTCAATCACCAAAACAAGTAGGACCTGCAACTGATGATGGATTTAATAGTTATGGTGACGGTATGCCAACTGAAAATGAAATGAAGGAAGGTAAAACCAAATCAAAATTAAATCCGTTTGCTATCTGTACAAGTAGTTTAGGTAAAGTTTTTGGTACCACTGAAAGAAGTGAGTGGGATAAAAAACAAATGGATAGTTATGAGAGATGTGTAATGTCGTTAAAAAAATCCAAAAAAAATAAAGAGAGTATTAAGGAAAGTTTGGTAGAAAGTCTTATCTTTGCGTTAGTTGAAAAACATATTAAACCCGCAATGACTAAAAAAGATTTTATGAATTACATTTTGGAACAAAACCCTGGAACTAAAGAAAGGGAGAAAGAAAGAGAAAAAACCAAAACACCGGGAAAACCGAAAGACGATCCTAATGATCCGTATTCACCAAAACCAGGTATTAAAACAAGACCTAAAGCGGCTGAGCCGGGTACTAAGGAAAGAGAAAAGACTAAGACACCTGTGAAACCAAAAGACAATCCTAATGATCCGTTTTCACCAAAACCAGGAGTTAAACCAAGACCTAAAGCAGGAAAAAACCAACCTGAGTTACCTGATTTCTTATCATATGAAAATATCTTTAAAAACAAAAAGTAATGGCTAGAAAAAAAATTTACGAAGACGCAATGGATTATGGGGATAACCCATCAAGAATGGCATCAGACATTGAAAGAAAGTTTGCTTCAAAACAAACACCATTTTCTGATAGTCCTGGATTCCCTTCAGGAACTGAACAATCTTCATTTGAAGAATTATTAGCATCTGAAAGGTTCAAAGAAGTAGTTGAAAAAATCCAACGATACCTTGGAATGCCGTCAGTTGGACCTGGTGACTTACAATCACTAATGAGTACTGTTTATTCTGCGGTTAATACGTTATCACGTATTGAAACTGCTAATAAGGCTGAGTTAGAAAGATTGGCGGAAAAAGTTGTTAGAGAAGAATTAGGTGTAACTGAAGATCAAGTTCAGTATGATGCTAAATTAGTAAGTTTTGGTCAAGTATCAAATGAGGGTATTCAGGGTGTAGGACAAAAACCCGATGAGGAAGAAATTCAACAACAATTTGGTGTTAAACCCGAACAAGCTGAACAAGATATTGAGGACTTAATGAGTGCTTTTGAAAAATACGATGCTGAAGTCGCTAAAAGACACTATATTAACGCATTGATCCAAGGAGCATCTAAGAAGGGTCACTATATGTTTGAATTATTATCACCTGAATTGAATAACATTGATCCACAATTAACTAATCTATATGGTGTGTTAATGTCTATTTTGGACGCAACCTATTGGTTAATTCCTGATCAGATGATGCAAGCAGCATCTGCTGGAGGTGGTGGTGGTGCTATGGCAGGAACTGAAGAATATGATCCTGAAACAACACCCCCAACTGTTAAAGCAAGAGCGGCGTTTTTCCCTGTATTGATTCACGAAATGATTAAGGGTACTTATGAATTGATGGGTTCAAGAGGTTTTACAGGTAGTGCGGAACAAGCGGAACTTGTAATGAGTGAGACGGATTCATTGGTAAATGAAGCGTGGCAAATTCGTATTGGTCCCGTATTATGGCAAAGATTAAAAAGTTCTTTCCCTATGGAAGTGTTTGAGGACAATGCAAGATGGATTCAAAACTACATCTTCAATAGATTTGTTCAATTGGAGGCTGACGAGTTTTTCCGTGTTGCAAAACTTATCAATAGTAAGGATCCCGTAGGTAAACAGATTATTGAGAGGATGGTAAAAGAGATTAAGGAATATCTGTATAATAAAGAACAAGGTGATGAGGATGATGATGATTATGGTTATGATGATGACGATTCACCAACACCACCGGATTCAGATTTACCAAGCGATGATGAGTTCGATGACTTCTTAAAAAGTTTAGGAATTAGTAGGTCAGAAGACTAAAATATTTGAAAGGGGATTTTTAATCCCCTTTTTTAATATTTATAGTTATGGCACTTACAAAAGAGCAAATCTTAATAGAATATGCAAGGTGTATGAAAGATACACCATATGCACTGAGAACGTATTTACAGACTTATGATAATACGGTTCAAAAATATGTACCTGTAGATTGTTTTCCCGATCAAATCGGATTATTAAACGACTATGATACGTATAATGAAAACATTGCACTAAAATATAGACAGGCGGGGGTTTCTACGGTTACCGCTGCGTGGGCAAGTAAAAAATTGGTTTTTGCAATGAAACAAAAACCTGAAAAGATTTTGATAATTGCCAATAAGTTAGACACTGCCGTGGAAATGGCAAATAAGGTTAGGGGGTTTACAGAACAATGGCCTGGTTGGGTTGGTGTTGGATTCTCACCTGAAAAAAACTCACAGAGACATTTCAAGTTAACAAACGGATGTGAGGTTAAAGCGGTTGCAACTTCTAAGGATGCACTTCGTGGTTATACCCCAACGATATTGATATTTGACGAGGCGGCGTATATTGAAGCCGATGGTGATTTTTGGGCAGCATGTATGGCATCACTATCTACGGGTGGTAAGGTAATTGTTATCTCAACCCCGAATGGTTTTGATCCGATTTATTATGAGATCTATGACCAAGCGGTTAAAAATATGAACGATTTCAAAATATCTGAGATGGTTTGGTGGAAGGATCCGAGATATACTAAAGATTTATATTTGGTTAAAACAGAAAACATTATTCATTACTTTTTGAACAGGGAGGAATATGGTAAAGAAACTTTGATTGATTATTCTTCAATACCATTTGAAAATAGGGATTTTGATGAGATCCGTGATTTATTAAAGAATGGGTATTCACCATCTTCAGATTGGTTTGAAAAGATGGTAAAGAAGTTAAAGTTTGACAAACGAAAAGTTTCTCAAGAGTTGGAATGTAACTTCCTTGGTTCGGGTGATAACGTATTTGATCAGACGGATATTGCGAGAATCAATAACAACTTAATTCAAGAACCTGCGGGAAGAATGTTGGGGGGTGCTCTATGGATATGGAAAGACCCCATACCGGGTCATAAATACATTATGGGGGTCGATGTATCAAGAGGGGATAGTGAGGACTTTACGACGTTCCAAATCGTTGATTTTGATGATCAGGAACAAGTTGTGGAATATCTTGGAAAAATACCACCTGATGTTGCTGCGGAGATCTGTTATAAATGGGCAACAATGTATGATGCGTTTATTGTGATTGATATTACCGGTGGTATGGGGGTATCCACGGCAAGGAAACTTCAAGAACTTGGATATAAGAATTTATTTTTTGATGGTGTGGATTATCAGAATAGATGGAAGTTTGACCCTAAAGCAGCAAATAAAGTTCCTGGTTTGAATTTTAATAGTAAGAGAGAACAGATTATTGGTGCGTTGGAGGAGAAGGTAAGACACGGATATAAGATTAGAAGTAATCGTTTGTTAAACGAGATGAGAACGTTTGTGTATGTCAATGGTCGTGCTGATCACCAAAAAGGACAACACGATGATTTATTGATGTCCCTTGCTATGGCGATATATGTTGGTGAAAATTCTTTTTCATCATTGACAAAAGTTACTGAACAAACTAAAGCATTGATTGATGCGTGGCAGGTGGCGGAAAGTCCTATGTTAAAAGAGAACTTTTTTAGTCCGATGACCCCATCATTTAATAATCAACAACACGTAAGAAAAAACGGACCTACAAGACAGGATTACCAAAATTATAATTGGTTGTTCGGTGGAAAGGGAAGATAATATTTAATTGTAAAGAAAAAACCGTAAGTTTATAATATGGAAAATAAAAAACTAACTATTTGGCAGAGATTGTCAAAAACAATGGGTCCTGACTCATTGATTAATAATGATTATCCAACATTCAAATTTGATAAGGAGGTTCTATTAAAAACCACTGATAAGTCGGAATATGAGAAGGAAAAACTCCAAGCAAAACAATCAAAATATTTAACGGGGCATTGGGCTAAGATTGAGAACAATTTATATCAACAATCAATATATTATGGTCCTACTAGATTGGCGGCGGCGTATGATTACGAAAGTATGGAATATACCCCCGAAATATCTGCGGCACTTGATATATATGCTGAAGAATCCACAACTGTGGATGAAAACGGTCACATTCTTCAAATTTATTCTGAATCAAAAAGAATAAAATCAATATTGGCGGATTTGTTTAATAACGTTTTGGATATCAATACAAATTTGGCTATGTGGACAAGAAATACTTGTAAATATGGTGACAACTTTGTGTATCTAAAATTAGATCCCGAAAATGGTATTGTTGGTAACTTCCAATTACCAAATATTGAAATTGAACGTTTGGAACGTGGAATGCATATGGGACCAAGAGTTGGTGAGGGTGCTCCCGAAATGAAATCAATGAAGTTTGCATGGAAGAATAAGCAATTAGAGTTTAACACTTGGGAAATCGCTCACTTTAGATTATTGGGTGATGATAGAAAACTACCTTATGGTACTTCCATGTTAGAAAAAGCAAGAAGAATTTGGAAACAATTGGTATTAGCGGAAGATGCGATGTTAATTTATAGAACATCACGAGCACCCGAAAGAAGGGTGTTTAAAGTGTTTGTTGGAAATATGGATGATGATGATGTGGATTCTTATGTACAAAAGTTTGCGAACCGTTTTAAACGACAACCGATTGTTGATGACCAAACGGGTAACGTTGATTTGAGGTATAATCAAATGGCGGTAGATCAAGATTATTTTGTCCCTGTTCGTGATGTTGCACAAGCATCACCGATTGATACCTTACAAGGTGCTCAAAACTTATCCGAAATTGCCGATATTGAATACATACAAAAAAAGTTGGTTACCGCACTTAGAATACCTAAAGCATTTTTAGGATTTGAAGAAGTTGTGGGTAATGGTAAAGATTTGGCACTTTTGGATATTAGGTTTGCAAGAACCATTAATCGTATTCAAAAAAGTATGTTGCAGGAATTAAATAAGATTGCAATTATACACTTGTTTATTTTAGGGTTTGAAGATGAATTATCAAACTTCACATTGAGTTTAACAAATCCATCAACACAGGCAGATCTATTGAAGATTGATGTTTGGAAAGAAAAATTGATGGCGTATAAAGACACTGTTACACCTATTGAGGGTATTGCTCCCGCATCGGTTTCTTGGGCTAAAAAGCACATTCTCGGATTTTCTGATGAGGATATTAAGTTAGACTTACAACAACAGAGAATTGAAAAAGCGGTATCCACAGAACTTACAAATACACCAAATGTTATTAAGAAAACCGGTTTATTTGATACGTTGGATAAGTTATACACTGAGGGTCCAACACCTACTGATGCTGCAGCAGCACCCGCGGCAGCACCCCCTCCACCCGGAGGAGGTCTTGAAGGTGGTTTAGGTGGAGGATTGGGTGAACCACCACCACCCCCACCACCCGGAGGTCCTGAACCAGGGTTAGAAACTGCAAGTGTTGATAAAAAATTCAATTTAATTTTTGAATCTGAATTAAGTGTTGATGAGTATTTTGATCTAAAAAAGGGAAATAAATCAATTGATGACTTAAATGAAGAGTTTAATAAGTTATTAAACGATTAATAAAGTATTTATTAAAAAAAGAAAAAATGGAATTAGGATTATTATTCTCTAAGGTTGAGAAAAAATTAAATGACTCATACATCAATCAAACATTCAAGACTGAAATAAGTAATTTCAAAAATATTGTTATTTCAAACAAAATGCTTAGTGAATGTTATTATTTATATTCGAACCTTACAACTAAGCAAGGTATGAGTTCGGACGTTGCCAAGGAATATTTGGAAGAAAGTATCAAAACAATTAAAAATAAAAAAGATCATTTATTTTTAATTGATCTTAAAAATTGGGTTAAGGATGTTGTTTGTGAAAATCAATATGTTAAAATAGATTCTTTATTAAAAGAGGACGTGTTAAAAATCACGGAAAATATTGAAAACAAAAAACAATTGGTTTCAACTTTAACTGAATCCAAAGATGTTGTGAAAAAACAATTTGTTCCTTTTGTTGAGAACGTCGTTAAATACAATTTGGAAAAATATATTGATGGTTTGGAACCCGAGGTGTTACAACAGCTGGATGAAGTATTTTCCAAAAAAGAAGATGAATTAAAACCTGATTTTGATGTATTAAAAGAAAATACGTTAATTAAGTTGAAGAATCACATATTAACAAATAATGATGAAGAAATTAAACAGAAACTCAATGAGACTGTTCAAACAGTTGAAAAGGAACCGTTTAATAAAATTAATTACTTAAAACTACAAAACTTATACGAAGGACTTTAATCTAAGTCCTTCTTTTTTTGATTATATTTTGCTTTGTTAATCTCAGTTCTACGTTTAACAGATTTTTTAACATATTCTCTGTTACCATACAGAATATCCATCTGTTTTGTTTTAATCACTTTCATCTTATAATGTTTAAGTGCTTTATCAAGTGATTTAAAATCACTTACTTCAACTATTATCATTTTTGACTTTTTGGTTTTTATGTTTTATGTATTATGTAAAAATAAATATTACTAATATGTTATTAAATAATGAAGAAGGGTAAAACTTCTAAATTAAGTGGGTATAAGAATACGAAAGTTACATACGGCACGGTAGATTCAAAAGAATTAAAATCAATTTACATCAATTTTCAATCGTGGTTATCACCAACCAAAGAATTTGAAAAATGGAATAAACCAATTACAATCTTACAAAGAAATATAAAACAGGTTGTTACAGACACCATAGATAAAAAATTATTCAAAGAAAATTTCATTATTGATTTGGATGTTAAAATGAGTGGGTTATCTTATGGTAAAAAAAGTTTCGGAAATTTGGAAATAACCTTATTTACCAATCAAAATATAGATTTCAGAGAAACAATTATTAAAGACAATATTAAAGAAATTTGTGACTCAATATATGTTGATTGTTTCATAAATTCAGATGACTTTAATTTTTCATTATCAAAAAAAGAACCACAGATGGAATATTGATATATTTATATCAAAATGACGTTTATGAAAATTTTAGGACCAAACGAAATAGGTAAAGGAATATTAGTTGAGTGGGACGCGGGATATATCGATCCACAAGATAGAATGAATAGAAAAGTTTTGGAAGAATCAAAGAATATGTTAGATTATTCCAAACCTTTTGAATTTTATGCTGTGTTACAAAAATATAATACACCAAATAGGAACGGTAGGATTTATCCCGAAAGCATATTAAGAAGAGAGGTTGATAACTATAAAAAGGCAATCAACAAGGGAACTGCTTTATCCGAATTAAACCACCCCGAGTCATCATTAATTGATCTTGATCGTGTATCACATGCGATAACCGAAATATGGTGGGATGGAAATGTGTGTTTAGGAAAACTTAAACTACTAACATCACCAGGATTCCATGAAAGAGGTATTGTATCAACAAAAGGTGACCAAGCAGCAAACCTATTAAGACAAGGGGTTACATTAGGGATTTCTTCAAGGGGTGTTGGATCACTTAAAAAAGTTGGAGAACAAAACGAAGTTCAAGGTGATTTTGAGTTAATTTGTTTTGACTTGGTATCATCTCCATCAACACCCGGAGCTTATTTATTTTCCAATCCCGACGATAGGTTTAAATTTGAAGAAAATTTGGATGAGGAAAAAAGAATTAGGGATAATCAAACATCAACTCCTAAAAATAATTCTTCTTTTGAAAACAAATCGCTTGACCTTATGAAAAAACTTTCGCATTATTTGGGTAAGTAAATTTATATTATGGAAGAAAAATATTTTGTAGCAAAAGTTCAATACGATTTACCTGATGAAAACACAGGTCGTATTAAAAAAATTCGTGAAGAGAAATTGGTTAATGCAATATCGGTTACCGATGTTGAAGCAATTGTAACGAAGAAATATGAAGGGTTCCCTCACGAATGGAGGATCACTTCAGTATCAGAGAGTAAAATCAATGAAGTTTTTGATAAAGACTAATTGTTTTTAATTTTTAGGGTTAACCCTCGGCGAAAGTCGGGGGTTTTTTTGTTTTTATATGTAACAAAGTGATTTTTTGATTTTTCCATATATTTATTAACAAAACTATAATTAATATGGCAGACAAAAAGTCATTAGCTGAAGATGTGATGAACCAAATCAAAGGTTTGGAAGAAGTCATCGCTGAAAATGCAAAAGGAATACTTTCTTCTACAATGAAGGAAGAAATCTCTGAATTGGTAAAAGAGTCTTTGATGGTAGAGGCTAAAGATAAACCCGAAGAAGACGAGGACGAAATGGAAATTGATGTTGACATGGAAGATGAGGACGAAATGGATTCTGACGAAAATGAGGATGAAATGGAAGACGAGGACGAAATGGAGATTGATATGGACATGGAAGACGAGGACGAAATGGAATTTGATATGGATATGGAAGATGATTCTGAAACCTTAGATCTTACTAACGCTAGTCCCGAAGAAGTTGCTGCTGTTTTCAAAAAACTTGGACCTAACGACAAAATTGAAGTTGTTAAAGATGGTAATTTTTTAAACATCAAAGACGAAGAGGATGATTCTGAATTTCTTATTCGCATGAATGAGGAAGAAGATGAGTTAGACGAGATGGAAGATGAATTTGATTTTTCCGATGAAGATTCTGATGAACTTATGGACAAACTTTTCAGTGAAATGTATGATGAAGAAGAAGAATCTTACATGAACGAAATGGATGAAGAATCCGAAGAAGAAGAGGAAGAAGAAGGTATCATGTACGAAATCGAAATGGAAGAAGACATGGACATGGAAATGGGTATGGATGATGATGAAATGGACATGGAAATGGATATTGATGACATCATGTACGAAATTGAAATGGAAGAAGAAGACATGGAGGAAGAATCTTATATGAACGAGTCTATGAAAAAACCAATGGGTAAAATCAAACCTGTAATGTCTATGGGTATGATGGGTAAATCTAAAATGACAAAACCATCTAAGAGATCTACACATAAAGAAATGGGTGAATCAAAACCCGTTGTAGGTAAAGGTGCTAAAACAGGTAAACCTTCTTTTGATTACAAAACAAATCAAAAATCTGATTTTGATAAAGGTAACACTGGTGGAAAACACGAATATAAAATCGGTAGTGGTGCAAAATTAGGTAAAGCTAAGTTTGAATTCAAAGAAGGATCCTTGGATGGTGCTATGAAAAAAGAAATGAGACCTTTCAAAAAAGAAACTAAAGAAGCTTCAAGATCATACGCATTTGGTTCTAAGAGCGGACGTGGTTTAAGAAAAGGTTTTACGCCGAACAGAAATTTAAATCTTGAAAGTGAAATTGATGTTTTAAGATCAAAAAATGAAGAGTATAGAAAAGCATTGAATATTTTCAGAGACAAATTAAATGAAGTTGCGGTATTCAACTCAAACTTGGCTTACGCTACAAGATTATTCACTGAGCATTCAACAACAAAACAAGAAAAGATTAACATTTTGAAACGTTTTGATAGTGTTGAAACATTGAAAGAATCTAAGTCAGTGTATAAAACAATCAAAGATGAGTTGGGATCAAAAACTGTTGCAATGAATGAGTCAATAGAACAAAAAATTGAAAAGCCGATTTCAACTGGTTCTTCAAATGTTTTGGTAGAATCTAAGACTTATGAAAATCCTCAGTTTTTAAGAATGAAAGACATTATGTCAAAAATTGTAAAATAAAAAATAAATTTCCTTAAATAAAAATTAAAATGGGAGCATTATTAGAAAGCGGTCTTGTTGGTAACATTGGTCTTAAGCACCTAAAAGTTATCAAAGAAGATACTATTAACAAATGGAACAAGCTTGGGTTCCTTGAAGGTTTGAGCGGTCACTTGAAAGAGAACATGGCTCAATTGTATGAAAACCAAGCATCTTTTTTAATAAACGAATCAACATCGACTGCAGATTCAGGTTCTTTTGAAACGGTTGTATTTCCTATCATCAGACGTGTATTCTCTAAGTTGTTAGCAAATGATATCGTTTCTGTACAAGCAATGAACTTACCTATCGGTAAATTGTTCTACTTCGTACCTAAAATTCAGGGTTATAGTGGTGGTAGTAACTATTATCAAACTAATGGTGCTTCAGGACAACATATTCCACCTATCGGTTCTCCAGGTAACTATCCTGGTGATCCAAATGGAGGATATACAACAACACTTGGTACCGGTAACTATAACAACACATATTCAAAAAATCTCTATGATTTGTTCTATGAAGGAACTGAACCTGGTTTAGACCCAGCAGGTCTTTTCGACTATTCTAAAGGTCCTTGGTGGTTAGTAACTGCTGACACTGCAACATTTGCGTTTGATAGTAATGGTGCTTTGGTACCTTCAGCATATGCTTTTGACGCAAACACTAAAAAAGTAATTATTGGTATGTCAGGGTTTTCTAACGTAGGTAACGGTAAACTTATTGGTCCTGATGGTCAAGAAATGGATACAGAATCTTTCTTATCTGATTTGAGAATTCTTGGGTCATCAAGTAACCCATTCACATCAGCGAACCAATATAACCCTTACTTATTTAGAGTTGTGACTCAACAATATGGTAAAGGTATAGTTCAGTACGGTACAAACACTACCACAAGTTGGAATAACTCACTCCTTTCGACTAACACACCGGGTAACGGAGGAGCATTCTTCAACATCGCATCACAAAATGGTATTATTTTCTTAGAAGTAGATCTTACATCACCAGCAACATTTGGTTCTAATTCTTTAGATGGTTACACAGGTGCGACATTCTCTTCTCAAACAGCTATCAATACTTCATTCAGAGCGGTTTATAGAAGATATAAAGAGTTAGAATTTGAAGATGCTATCGGTGAAGTTTCTTTTGATTTGGAATCTGTAACTGTATCGGTAACAGAAAGAAAATTAAGAGCACAATGGTCTCCTGAATTGGCACAAGACGTTGCAGCATTCCACAACATTGACGCTGAAGCTGAATTGACAGCATTGTTGTCAGAACAAGTTGCTGCGGAAATTGACCGTGAAATTCTTCGTGACCTTAGAAAAGGTGCGGCTTGGAACTTGAGATGGGATTATAATGGTTGGAAGAGAATTTCTTCTACATCATTCGCACCTTACACTCAAAAGGACTGGAACCAAACTCTTATCACAGCAATTAACCAAATCTCCGCTCAAATTCACAAATCAACTTTGAGAGGTGGTGCTAACTGGATCGTTGTATCTTCTGAAGTATCCGCTATCTTTGATGATTTGGAATATTTCCACGTATCAAACGCGGCTCCTGAGCAAGATCAATACAACATGGGTATTGAAAGAGTTGGTACATTAGCAGGTCGTTACCAAGTGTATAGAGATCCTTACTTCCCACCAAACCAAGTATTGTTGGGTCACAAAGGTACTTCTCTATTGGATACTGGTTACGTTTACGCACCGTATGTACCTCTACAATTAACTCCAACGATGTACAATCCATTCAACTTCACGCCTATTAAAGGTATTATGACACGTTACGCGAAGAAGATGGTCAACAATCGCTTCTATGGCCGTATTACCGTTGATGGTGTTAGAACATTCGATTTGAGAGAATTGAGATAATAAATTGAACTAATTTTTAACAAAAGGTCAGAGAAATCTGACCTTTTTTTGTTTCTTTAAGTAATAGTTGATTTTTTGGTCGTATGTGTTATATTTATTATTATGAAGAAATATATCCCATCTGAAGAAGAATTAATTAATATTCTTAAAATGTATAATGACGAATTATTAGGTTCACAATCAATATCACAAAAAACTGGTTTATCTAAACCTGTTATTTTAAGAGTTTTAAGGGAAAACAACGCTAAATTAGGTCCTTCCGGTAGACGATTCATAGGGGGTAAAAAAGTTGCCGACAAAAAATATCGTGAAAAAAATAAAAAAAAATTATCTGATAATCATAAAAAATGGTATGAAGAAAATAAGGAAAAATGGAACGAGTATATAAAAGAATACCGTGAAAACAATAAAGAAAAAATTAGAGAAACTAAACGTAATTACGAAAGAACTCGTAAAGCTAATGACCCCATCTATAAGTTAATCAACAATTTCAGAACGGCGATTTATCAGGTATTGAAAGAGAATAATGTTCAAAAGAATGGTCATTATTTTGATATCTTAAAATATTCACCCGACGATTTGATTGATCATTTAGAAAAACAATTTATGGATAATATGACGTGGGACAATTATGGGCAATGGCACGTTGATCATATCCAACCAATATCATCGTTTGATATCCGAGAGATTGGGGATGATAAGTTCATGGAGTGTTGGTCTTTAAGAAATCTACAACCGTTATGGGGTGAAGAAAATATCAGAAAATCCAATAAGTTTTAAAAAGGTCAGAGAAATCTGACCTTTTTTGTTTTGTTGATATTTATATTAATATGGGACTAAGAGATACTATAATTAAAAATTTACGAGAGGGTGTTGGCACGGGTGGTCATGCCGGACAATTTACAATGCCATTATCGTTGGGTCTTAAGAAGTGGGAAAAAACAACATTACATCCTTTTGATATTGGAGTTTCTCGTTATGAGAATCCTCAACTAAATTATGATGATTTGGATGGTAAATTAGATGTTAGTAAATCCGTTGCTCAAAAAATGGAAAAAATGTCGAGTAAAAACCAAGGTTACCACGTTACACACTTCCAACAAAACGACGAGAGTGTTGATGACAGGTATGATTTAATTTTTGAAAGCGATACTTCTATTTCTGCGGGTGAGTATTCGGGTCCAATAGAACTCGGTATGAAAAAATGGAAAAAAAACCAATTAGGTCCATTTACCGAATTTTCCGATCATCCTGTTAACGATGAAAAGGTGAGAAAGACATTAAGAAATAATTTGAAAAAAATTGTTGGTGTTTGGGAAAAAGATAATGATGGATCATATAAGATGGACACACACGATGTTCATACAATAAATGAAGATTTAGGTGTGTGGTTTGGTACTAAAAAGAAACCGAAAGGTTCTAAACAACCAAAGGGTCCTTGGGTGAATATATGTAGAAAGGTTGATGGTAAGCATCCACCTTGTGGAAGACCCGAAGCGTCGGATAAAGGATATCCAAAATGTAGGGCAGCGGGAGTTGCTTCTAAAATGACAGATTCACAGAAAAAATCAGCATGTGCTCAAAAACGTAGAGCGGAAAAAACACACAGTAAAACAGGTACGGGTAATAAACCAAAGATGGTTTCTTATAAACCAAGAAAGAAGAATGAGAGTGTTAATGAGAATTTGAGGGATTTATTATTAAAAAAAGTAATAATGGAAATAAATAAAAAAGGGACCTAAAGTCCCTTTTTTTTATTCACTAACGAGTTTAGTTCCCTTAACGTGTTCTAATATCGTTTCTAACGAATGTCCGATTTGTGACAACATTTCTTTTTCATAGGTTGTTCTGCGAAGTTCCGTTTCTCTATCAAACATTCCGATAACTCGTTCGATGTTCTTATTTGACAATTCAACGTTGTAATGATAAACGTGATTTACGATATCTATTTGTTTATCTTTAATGATAATGAAGATACCGAGTTTCTCATTTCGGATATATCGTTTTTGAGACATCGGGGCGTATAACAATTCCGAATCTTGAAGATGCATGGTTCTTCTACAAATATTCATCGCGTTTGTTTGAATTGACGATCCATTTGTTGGTTCATCTTCCCAAATACCTCGCTTAACAAAAATTTTGAAGCGGTAATACATTCTCATTCCGATTCTTTTGAAAAATGATTTAAGTGTCATAGTTTATTTGATTTGATAAGTCAAAGGTAAATGATATTTTTTAATTACCAAAACTTTTTTTAACTTTTTTTTTAACTTATGTGGTTATATTTATTAAAAAAGGATTTAAATGGATTATAAAGAACTATTAAGATTATTAGGTTATGACGACACATCATTATATGGTTATCGTAGTGATGAAGAATATGAAAAGCGAATTAAATTTTTGGTTAAAATTATTTCTTGGATTGAAAGAAATAATAAATACACGGAGTTTAAGTCAAAAATTGAAGATCATTTACTTGATGTTAGAAGGTCGTATAACTCACATATTAAAAAACAGAATGAGTTTTTACATCAAAAACAGATGGCTCAAGAAATGTTGGAAGAGGGTGAATTTTTAGATGAACCTTATTTATTAGTTGCGTATAACTTCCTTTGTAATGAAGGTTTCTTTATATATGACAATTATGAGGAAATGTATGAAGTGTACAAAAAATTAAAAAAGGATGAGGAGAAGGTAGATATTTTAAGATCAAAAATAGATAAGATCAAAGATCCGGCAAAAAGAAAAAAGGCTGAAGATTATATAACTAAGTATGATGAGGATCTTGAGGTATTTAATGAAAACTCAATTGGTCTATTATATCACACGGGACATTATAGAGAACTTGCGGAATATACTGTCCTACAAGGTAATTACTATACTGCTAGAAACGTAGTTATTGTCGGTAATGAGGATGATTGGGATACATCACTTAAAGATTGGGTTGAAGATTTAGACTTTGAAAATTGGGGTGATGAATATATTGAGAGTTACTTAAATTCAAATGAAATATATAACTATATTGAGGACGGTGAAAGGGAAAATTATGAAGAGAGGATTAGAGAATCACCATCAAGTTATTTTGAAACAGATGAACTGATATTAACGGAATCTCAACAGGAAACAATACAAGAATTGGAAAATGAACTATCCACTCTTGATCCAAACGAAGATGAGGATAGAATTAAGGAAATTGAAGATGAAATTCAAGAAATTAAAGACAATCCCGAAGGTCTTGATGAGGATTTAATTGATGACAAAATTGATGACAAAATTGATGAAATACTAAGTGATATTAAAGATGAAATTGAGGATAACCCTGCAAGATATCTAAGAAACAATGGGTTGGATCCTGATCAATTTTTTGATCGTGAAAGGGCTGTCCGAGATTATCTTTATGATACAAATTATGGTGCACTAACATACGATGATAATTACGATTCATTTAATATAAATGGTACTGTAATATACGTTGGTTGGTATAATAAACCATAAAAAAACCCCCATTATTAACAGTGGGGGTTTTTGATTAACAATAAGGTGGTGAACACCTCTTTTTTCCGTCAAGACCAGGTTTAGTTCCTTTACATACTTGTACTCCGTAACCATTACTATATGCAGAGGGGTAGACCTTAAATTTGGATTTTGCTGCGGATTTACCACGAGCACATAATTTTGTTCCCGCTTTTTTACGACCTTCCATCATTATCATATCATCGTGGAATGAGTGGTCATCAATATCTTGTTCACCATCACCTTCAATCTCATTCATAAAGAAATCAAAAACTTGATCCATATTTTCTTTAGCGACGGTGATATGATCATCAGCCCAATCATGACCATTAGATAGGATTTGTTCTATCATTTGTTCATCTTGTTCCAACAATAATTCGGCTTGTCTTTTAATTTGTTGTAGGTTACTGAAAAACATATATCTTTCAGTGCTGTGTTCTGCTTCGTGAAGTTTTCTCAAAGCGGTTCTAATTTGATTATCTGTTATCATTTTCTATTTACGATTTGAAATTTTAATGTTCTTTTATAAATATCTACTTGTCCCGATGTTTGGATTTTAATATCTATAAAATATTCGTTTGGTATTTTATCTGTTGTATCAAACATAAAATAAAGTTCATTTGGTGTTCTATTAACTTCAGTCCAATCTTGAACTTGAACTTCGGTTTGACCTTCACGAACGAACACTCTATAATAACATTGTATTTTATTAAGTATTTGTTGTGATGTGTAAGCTTTTTTGGCTATCACCCCTACTTTTCTTATTTCTGTATTTAATATTTTTTCATCTTGTTTTATTCCGTAAAAATCAAAACCATATTCTACGGGTTCCCTACTTTCGGTTCCTATCTCAAAGAAATTAGTATAAGATTGTAGTATGAAATAATTGGTTATATTTGTTAATAAATTACCATCAATGGTTAAACCGCTCCACACATCACTAAATTCACAAGGTGTTGTATAACCTGTTATTGGTGGAATTGTTACTTCATATATCCCTGTTGTTATTTTTGTTGTTGTAAGTGCAGATAAACCGGGAACAATATCATCATTTGGATCATATATATTAACCAACGGATTGTTGTCCAAGTTACGATAATCACCATTTGAATATACATATAAATATAAATGGTTGGTTCTGTTTGAAACAAACAAGTTTCTATCATCTGTGATCAAGTCATCGTATGTTGTTTCTAAAAACGGTTGATAATATGTTTGAGTATGGCGAGTAAAAAACCCAACTGAATAGTTTTCTGTTAAACCCGAGATATTCTCAAATGCGGGTAAATATGCAATACCGTATCCCGTTACACCTGTGGTGGATCCCGTTAATATTGAATTTATTTCATTTGTCATATTAAATACAACATTTTCATTACCCAATTCAAAATGTTGTGTATCTATAATGGTAAGAGCCGAGTAATTTAAACCACTACCCGTTGCAGAATTTACGTTATTATAAATCCCAGGTGTTGTCCAACCCGATAAAGTTGTCTTTTTAAACCAATTGCTCGGTCTATCAGAATATGATTTATCTGACTCCAAGGTTTCTAACGTTAATTGACCCGTTGATGATGTTTTTGCTAATGTTGTATCCAAAAAATCATATCCCACACCTTCATCCCAAGTTTGACCCGTTATCCTAAATAAAAACAAATCAAAGGAGGTCGCCCTTCTTGATGTGTCCGACATTGTGGTATTTAACAACTCTGTGTCAAATGACGACGTATTAGTCATTCTAAGAGTATGTGTCATGGGGTTTGACGTGTTTATTGTTCCCGAAGAGATCTTTGATTGTAGGGAAGATAAATCCAAATTAAAGATAAACCTTGTAAATCCAACAGGATTCAAAGTATCATTGGGTGATCCAAAATACAATTGAGTTACAGGATTCCTACCTGTATTAGTATATGAACCATTAATTAAAGTATTGTTCTTGTTAAAGTATGAAAAATGAACCGACATATCTTTTTCATATAAATATCAATTTATTCTGATATTTTTATTTAAAACTTTTTGATATGCTTCTTGTAGTTGAGTTAATACATCTAATGACGTTGTTCCGTCCTGTCCTACGGGAACCGGAGGTAATCCGTGATAAGCGTGGACGTGAGATATTAAGTATCTAACAATAAGATCAATTAACTCCAATAGTTCTTCACCCCTAACCATTGATGATGTGTTTGGGATGATTTCGTTTTGAAATTGTGTTGCATCAATACCCTTAACATTGTTTTGCATATTAATCTTTGTTTTGCCCGGTATTGATGAATCGTGGGATAAAAACGCAATTTGATTTGCACCCAAAGATGCAAAAGTATCCTCAACAACTTCAGCCGATTTGTTCTCAACAAATTCCAAACTTGTTTTCGGTTTTAATCCGTATGTGTCTTTTGAACCAACAATTCCGATACCCGCTTTTTTAACACCACTATTAAATTTAACACCAAGATATATTTGTGTAATATTTGTAAATGCAATGACATTATCAACCCCATTGAAATTGGTGGGATTAATCCATGAATATGTTGGGGGCGCAGGTCTATAACCATAAGGGAATTGATCTGTAATCGTAACGGTTGATAAGTTAGAATTACCTGGTTTTGATATTACATTAATTAATGTGCCCGAATTTACGTCTTGAATAAATTTATTAATGAATATTATAGTATCATTTAATGATTTTGATTGAAACGTTTTATAAGTGATTAGACTTTTTTCCGTTTCCAAATTAGTGGTTAATTTAAAATTAGTTGATAATGTATTACTAGATGGTTTTAATTTATATAGATAAATTGTTCCTGTAAAACTATCCGCAGCATTTTCGGGATTCGTAATTAACCATTCAATCACATATTTTAAGTTTTGAATGTTCTGAGAAAAATTAACAATAGTGTCAAACCCTTCAGATTTTTCTTTAGATCCAAATTTACTTAATTGTAAGTATGATCTGTTTGGGTTTGTTTGTGGTGCTTTATTAATATTGAATGGTAAGTTTCTACCCGCTCTTAATAAGACATCATTTGGTTTAATAATTAAGTCTGAAGTTCCTTTACCAACCAAACCAACGTCATCGGGTTCGGGGAAAATACCCTCACTTTTGGGATTAGGATATGAACCATCTTGGTTTTTTACCGAATAAGTATCTTTAACGTTAGAACCATAAGTCGTTAAATTTTCCGATTGTTCTTTTACCTCATTTTCTACGGACATAGGTGATGATAGCATAGCACCAATATAAAACATACCCCTTTTCTCAAACCTGTTTTCCAAGTTTTGTAACATGATATTTACCGCATCATTTACAGATGGAACGGGTGAATTAATATAAAAAGGTAATAACGGCAAACAAATAAACGGATCATTATCTTTCCACTTATCGGTTTCTTCATTAAAACCCACAGTAGCGGTTACAATGTCTTCCTTAGTCCAAAATTCAGGATTTACTCTAATTCTACCAAGCATTTTTGGATCAACGTTATCCAATACCGTCCCACGATAAATTAATTTTCTTAAATCTCTTCTAGGTAGATTAGATTGTGGTTGATTCAAAAAACTACTCATTACGGGTTTCTTTTAGAATATTCTTTATTTATTTTGTTGTATGTTGCTTCTATGGTATCTAAGTGATACGTCAAATCAACAATTCTTTGTTTTGTAACGTCAAAATCGTTTTGTAAAAAATCCATCATATCTGTTAATACAGAATTTGATTGTTCATTTAACTTTGGTAAAAGTTCTTGTATTTTATGTTCATTCATCATTTTGGTATTCCGAAAAGTCTGGCACCTGCACCCGATGCGGTTCCCGGACCTGCCAATCCCGGTACTGCAACAGGTAACACTAATTTATTTAAGGATATCTCAACTTGACCGTTTTCATCCTGTTCTTTATACATAGCTTTAATACTAGCAAATTGTGACACTAAATCAAGATTCGGTGATCCATCGGGTAACGCCCCCGTAGGTAATCCAAGTTCTTGCATTATTCCAATATTTTTCATAAAAGCACGAGTAGCACTAACACCGGGTCTTGCAGCTGCTTGATCCAAAGCTAACAAGGGTAGTCGATAAGGTTTAGTAACCTTATCAATTATCTTAAACAATCTTATTAAATTATCAATAACACTCTTACACCTTCTAAAATCTCTAATAGTATCTCTAATTTCAAAACCGGCTTGTAATAATGACACATAGATTGCATATTTTTTATCAATTTTCTCTTTCAATAAATCAGTCACTATCGAACTTAATAATTTTTTAATATCTCTTGATATTATTTTATAAAGTTCTTTAACAAATAATGAAAATATTTTACCAACTATATTATTTACTAATAATCTAAATTTTGTCATGAAAGTTCTAACATCCTCAACACTATCAACAATATTGTTACCCAATGCTTTTAACATTATCATCAATGGAAATATTGCCTTTGGTGAGAACGCAACTCTACATAATGCTTGAACCAATGACTTAATGATACCTTTTTTCCATGAAAATACCGGAAATTTTGGATATAATAATTTCCATTGTTCTAATGCGGTATCTTCGGATTGATCAGATAACTCAATTTCTTCACTTGGTGATGTTGCATCATTCATCTTAAGTAACGAATTTATAATTGAGGTAGAATCCACAGGAAAATCTACGGTTCCACAACCCTCAAATTGAACAACACCTCGTTGTATGTTAGAAATTTCATTTTCTAATTCTACATTATCTTCGGGTGTTAATTCAAAAAAGGTTTCATCAAATTCATCACCAACAGCAATTTTGGCAATACCACTAACACCTATTTCGGTTGTATTGTCTTGGCATTGACCGAAAATTCTTTGTATGATTTTACCGAAATATTTTTCGTTGGTAATATAATTACTATCGGGATTTTGCCCAATTGTTAGTGCGTTGGTTAAAATATTCATAACCTCAGAAAAAACTTTCCTACTCTCGGCTATTTTAATTTTCTTATAATAATCAACAATAAATCTTTCCACAGATTGAACAGTTTGGGTAAATCCCGAAGTTCCATAAGTTTCAAAATCAGAAACTGAAGGGATACGTTCTTTAAGTGTTACTTTAAAGTAATCACCACTTTCCCCGTTTGGACCAACCTTTGTATAAACAAAATCAAAAAGTTCTTGTAGTGAAGATCCTTTATAACTAGCCCCATATTCAGTATTAAACGATAAACCTGGATTATTCAATCTATGATTTAATTGACGGTTCATTGGGTAATTTTTAGTAACATTATTGTTAAAACTATTACCCAATTCATAATACAATTTACCAACAGGATCTTCGGGACTTTGTTTTAAGTTACCAAAAAAATCAATACTTGAAACTTTAATATAGATGTCACTATTTGTTGGATATGTTTGGTTTTGAGAACAACCAATCGCTCTTAAAACCTCTTTATTAATAATCTCTTGAATTTGTGGCTCTACTTTTGTTACCGCTTCCTTAAATGATTTTTTAATGAAATCCACAGTAGATGCGCCGGCAGAATTAAAATTACTTGATATCCCTGAAAATCTTGTATTTTGAACTACACCGGAAAAATTCAACTTATCTATTTGACGTTGTAATGATGATTGTGCTTTAGTCTGTAAATTAGGGCCTAAACTCTCAGCTATTTTAAGTAACTTATCTATTTGATTTCCTTGAACCTCTTCAAACTTTTTGGTTTTACCAATGGCGTTTTGATACCCCCCTTGGACGGTATCTGCAACATCACTTAACCTAGCACCTTGTCTTTTGATTAATTCATCATAATCATTCTTCGCCCTTTTATATGTGGTTGCTTCTTGGATTAGTGCTGCTAATCCCTCATATCCCGATGTTAAGTTAAGTGCCATAAAAATTAAAATTTGTATGTGGTGTCATCGTTGTTACCTTTTTCCACATCTTTCAAAATCAAACTTTGTAAAAGTTCATCATCAATCTCTGATAGAGTAACACTTTCTTGTGAGTTGCTAGTTTTTTCCCAAAGGGATGATTGTAATTTCCCCAATTGTAATTTTTTATCAACACAATCATTTATAATTTTTTGTTGTTTTTCTATGACAGGACCTAAAACAGTCATGTCTTCGGGGGTTTTTAACATTACCACCAACTTGTTTTGTAACCTCAAAGCGGTAGTTCTCTGTTCAACAAGTTCATTATATACTTCTTGTAACAGTGCTAAAACTGAATCCTTAGTTAGGTTAATCTCTTTTTTTCTTGGTTTTGACATAACTATAAATATTTAGTGTGTTTATTTTTAATCAATCATACCATTAAGAGTTATTCCATATAGTTTTTTAAATTTCTTAATTGATGTTCTAATCTCTTTTGTTGATAGATTTGTCATCTCACGAAGAGTTAATAAAATTACATTTTTGTTAAATTTATTATTATCTGAACTAGGAAAAGTTTCCTCGTAGTTTTCAAAAATAACAATTAACGCCTCACCCAATTTTCTCTCACTGTGTGTCATTTCACTTTGATCCATAAATTTTTTTAAGTCTAACTTAAACTTATTTATAATATCTTCAGCATCAATCATGTCATTATCAATATAATAAACCATGTCGGGTCTATTCTCTAAATTACTTGAAATATCTTCGTATGATATTTTTCTATTTGTATCTTTTTGGTCTTTGATGATTTGACCCATTAAATAGTTTTTACAAATAGTTCCAAAATAAGAATACGCTTTTTTCTCTTTTGATGGTGAAAACTTCTCGATCTTGGTCATAAGAAACGAGTGGGTGTCAATATGAATTTCATCAAAATTCATATCTTTTCGATACAATTTATATCTTCTAATAATTGAAGATATCATTTTATCTAAAGGATCTCTTAAAAACTCGTTGTATATTTTATTTCTTTCATTAAAAGTGGTGGCGGTTAAGAACATCCTAACCGCCATTTCCTCTCTAACATCAAAATAGTTATCCTTGAGTGTTTTTCTACCCTTTCTTCTGAATTGTATTGTGGTCTCTTCAGTTGAAGCGGATAACATTAAGAAATAGGTTCGTATTTTATGCTTCTATCCTGATTAAAGAAATATTCTTTTTTTGCGGTATTTAACCAAAACTTAACCTCATCATCGACAATTTTATCTTCACCAAATTTATAATTCCAAAAAATAGAACCTTCTCTTAAATTTTCGTGCTTATATCCCATCTTTGGGATTGTCATGATTTTAACCGAATTGTAGGTCATTCGCAACAAGAACTCATAAACAAAGGTTAGTTTCATAGATGGTTTGATTCCACCAAAATCTAAAAATTGTTCTCTTTTCATAACCATTCCCGAACTTTGGAAGTTTTGATAGTCGTGTAACATGTCGTTGGTTAAATAACCAATCTCTGTTGTAAATCCCGCTGCGAATGTTGCTTCATTTGTAAAACCGGCAAACACCCCTTTATTATCAACATCCACAACAATAGGAAGATAAGCATCAACCTCATCTTGATAGATCTCATCATATTTTTTCACATTATCAAACCATATTGTTGCATATTCGTCATCAAATTCCAAAATAGAAATCCATTTAGATGTTGCGTTTTCGACCCCAAAATTAACCTGAGATGCAAAATTAGGTTCACCCACAAAAGGAACGATCTTTACATTAAGATCCCCAAAGTCATAACTTTTTAATAAAGTGTTTAGAGATTCTTCTTGTGTTGGAACAATGATAACCTCATTCAATGAAACCTTTTGTAATCTCAAAGAGTTGATTGATTTTTCAAAGTAAGTGTCAAAATCTTTAACCTTAGAAGATTTAATTGGTAGTATTACTGATATATCAAATTTGTTTTCCATATTATTGATTGTTTAATTGCTGACTGAATACGTCTTTACGTTTATTTGAAAAGTCACTGAATAATGCAACAACTTCCTTAGAGAATTTTTCATTATTACTAAATTTTTCCGCAGTTTCAATACCATTAGTGTATAATTCTGAATTAATGTTATCTTCCAACCAATTTTGTAAATAATTAGCCAAAACATTAACCATATCTAATTGATTCTCTACCCAAACACCGTTTTCTTGTTTCATCCATTCATGTTTCAAATTAGGTGTCTTACCAATTACCGGAACCCCCATTTTCATAGATTCTAATGGATAAGTCCCAAAAGAACTCGTGGGGTCAATCCAAACCGATACGAAACAATCTTTAATGGTGTTAGCCAATTGTTCCTCTGACATACCTCTCATATCACGGAAGGTAACCCATCTAAATTGTGGAAATTTCAAATAAAACTGTTTGATGAAGTTTAGTCCATCTCTTTGTTCTCTTGAATGAACCGCGACGATTGGTTTTGCGGGATACTTGTCTTTAGTGAAATGTTGGGAAATTATTGGTTCGATAATTGTATATGAAATACTTTTCATAATATCGTCCATATAATTCTTCATGTTTTCTGACGTAACAACACACTTCAAAAATCCAAATTGGTTCCATGTTGTACCTGGTGCTAAGGTTTCAAACACATGATCATATGCTTGACATAAAACGATCTTTCCGCAAGGAAGATTTGCAACTTGTTCCATCACATAACCAAATATTTCAGGAATAACTAAAATATCTTCGGGAGCGATAGCCAAATTTTGACCCTCAACAGATTGATGCTCAAGTTCGTCAAACTCAGCACCTAACCATTCACCTACCTTAATGTAGTCGGGTTTTTCATGTAACATGATCGGATTATAACCTTCGGTTTTTAATGACATTGCCATACGATAGATGTATGATAAGGACGCTTTGGCGTTTCCTTTTGTGTCTTGAACAAAGAAATAAATTCTAAATTTTTTAGATTCTATGTTCGAAATAGACAATTTTACTTTTTCAATCAAATTTTGATCCATATTATAAGTGTTCAATAAATTTATGTTTAAGCATTGTGTTGAAAGCTAGTTTGAAAGGTAGTGATGCGTTCTTAGCACTTTTAAGTCCTAAGTTATCATCAAAGTCTTCTTCCTCACCCATAACAACATCGATCATGGTTTTAACCACCTCGTATTTAACAACACTGATATGTTGTTCTCCCGTATCACCACTAACAGTTTCTTGTTTAGGGATGTTAATGAATTGTTCTATTTTTTCAATATCGATAAAATAGTGTTCTCCGAATAATTCAATCATTTTATTTCTTTTTTAATTAGTTCGTTAAATTCCTTAAACGTGTCAACGTTCCAAGTAATTTTACTGTTTTTATTATATTCAGTATTATATTTTATCAATATAGTAAAAATTGTAACTTTTGAAAGTAATTCGGGGTCACTTGTTAAAATTAAATCATAATCTTCCCAAAGTCTATCTACGGTTGTTTGATTATAAAATTTAACAGATTCTACCTCACAACCAAATTTAGACAGGAAAAACAGGGTGGCAGGTTTAGTTTTACCCTTTTCTTGTGAAAATATAGTTATTTCATGTTTATCCCTATTTTCCAAATAAAAATCTTGTAAATCGTGAAAGGTTGAAAGTTCTGTGGAACCTGCGTGACCAAAAATCTGCATTGGAAATTCTTCAAACATAAATGACAAATACTCCTCTTCATCCTTAAATGTAAAGTGATTAGTCAAAGTTAGTGAATCAATAGGTTCTGTGATTTTATATTCAAACTCGTCATTTTCAAAAACCTCAGATTTCTCGATCAAAAATTTTTCATAAGTTTGTTTGAATTTACCGATGGTGTCCCGAAGAACACCATTTACATCAATACCAATCCTCATTCTTCGTATTTTTTTAATATTTTAGAAATAAGTGGGTTTCTAACTACGTCCTCATTTGAGAATTCAAAGATACCAATGTCGTTGATATCGTTAAATCTCTGAAGTGCGTCGTACAATCCCGATTGTGTTTTTTCTTTATACCTATCAGTCTGTTCTAGGTCACCTGAGATGAAAAACTTACTGTTATACCCAATACGTGTCATAAGTAATTTCATTTGCTTAGGAGTTGCGTTTTGACCCTCCTCGAAGATTAAGATAGAGTTGTCAATGTTCATACCTCTCATATAAGCCAATGCGAATACCTCAACCACCTCATTTTCTACCAATTTTTCTTTAGCGTCTTTACCAATAATTTTACTTAATAGGTAATAGGATGGGAAGATATACGGATCCAACTTTTCTTCTAAATTACCGGGTAAAGCACCTAACTTTTCTTCTGCTTCAACAGCCGGTCTTACAATGATAATTTTTTCATATGGTGTGTTGTGATCAACCAATAAATCCACCGCGGCTTTCATCGCGATAAATGATTTACCAACACCCGCAGGACCTGAACAGATAGTTATTTGGTTACTAACCAAAGTATCATAATACTTTTTTTGATTATCTGTTAAAAATTTATCTTTTGATTTCTTTGTAACAATTTTGTTAATAATGTCCTTTTTTGATAAAGGTTTTGATTCCTCCAAAGACAAATTTGATTTACGTCTAGTCATTTAATTATTTTCTTAAAATATTATAGTTTTTTACAAAAAATTCAATAGTCTCCTCGAGACCTTTTCTTATTGGGGTAAACTCAAAGTCACCAATAATAGATAAAAGTTTTGTATTATCAGATGGTTTTCTATATTGACCATCGGGTTTTGTGGTATCATAAATAACGTTACCTTTAAACTCCATAATATCCACAATCATTTCAACAACTTCACGTATTGTTATTTCTTGCGATGTGGATAGAATTATAGGTTCCGTATTATCATATTTTTCAAGAAGGATCATACAAATTTTAGCAACGTCTTTTGAATATATGAATTCCCTTAATGGTTCACCCGATCCCCAAATAATTAGATCGGT